TACCGATGACCATTGCGAATATGTGATCTATTGGTACATTGAACGCATCGGCAAGGACAACAAGAAAATCAAGCGCATTCAGGTGTGGGATGCACAGCAGACTTATTTCTACTGTCAGGAAGACAATGGTGATATTGTCCGTGATGATGCTGTTGAAATCAATCCCAGACCGCACATCCTGTATAAGAAGGACGGGGATGACAACACCTTCTATTATGAAGACTATGGCATGATTCCCTTCTTCCGTCTGGACAATGGCAAGAAACAGTTCAGCGGCCTGAAGGCAATCAAGAATCTGCTGGATGACTATGACCTGATGAATGCTGGACTGTCCAACAATATTCAGGACACCAATGAAGCACTGTATGTTGTCAAGGGCTTTCAGGGTGACAACCTTGATGAACTGATGCTGAACATCAAAGCCAAAAAGCACATTGGCGTTGATGAGGAAGGCGGCGTGGAAATCAAGACAGTGGACATCCCTGTTGAAGCACGGCGCACAAAGATGGAGATCGATGAGAAGAACATCTTCAGATTTGGCATGGGCGTGAACACTGAATCCCTGAAGGACACCAGTGCCACAACCAGCATTGCCATTAAATCTGCTTATGCCAACCTTGACATGAAGTGTGATGGTCTTCAGCATTTCCTTCTTCAGTTCATGCGTAAGCTGCTGAAGGTGGTGCTGAAAGAAATCAATGACGAGCAAGGCACTGACTATGAGCAGAAGGATGTGTATTTCACCTTTGAGCGTGAAATCATTCCTAATGCAATGGAGAATGCACAGATTGCTTTGACGGCAGCACAGGAGCAGCAGACACGGGCAACCACATGGCTGAATATGGCGGCACAGTTTGGCACTGAAATCACGATGCAGCAGCTTTGTGAGGTGATGGAACTGGACTATGATGACATCAAGGATAAGCTGCCCAAAGAGGATGACATTACTGTTGCACAGGATGCATTGAACGGCATTGTGCCTGAAGATGTTGGTGGTGATGTGATTGAATCGTAATGAAAAAGAGGTCATTCAGTATCAGCTTGACAAAGAAAAGGCTGTGCTGAAAAAGCTGGAACAGCAATATCAAAGGGCGTTGAATGACATCATCAATAAAACAAAGATTCTTCAGGCTGATATTGACATGCTTCAGGAAGCTGGTGAAGCTGATGACAGAACACTGTCTATGGTGCGCTCCAAAGTGTATCAGAAACAGTATCAGCAAGCCCTACAACAGCAGATAAAGGGTGTACTTGACAAACTACACTCTGACGAATACAGCACGATACAGGGCTTCCTAAACGCCTGTTATGAGGATGGTTTTATTGGTGCAATGTATTCCCTTCAGGCACAGGGCATTCCCATCATTACACCGATTGACACCAGTGCTGCTGTAAAGGCTGTGCAGCTTGATTCCAAAGTGGTTGAAGGCTACTACAAGCATTTAGGTGTTGACTTTGATAACTTGAAGAAAGTGATTCCACAGGAAGTGTCCCGTGGCATTGCTTCTTCCTTGCCTTACACTGACATTGCACGGAACTTGAACAATGCTTCAAAGTCTGGCCTTAACAATGCAAAGCGGATCGTGCGAACAGAAGGACACCGCATTCAGCAGCAGTCAGCAGATGATGCACGGACAGTGGCAAAGAAAAAGGGTGCTGATGTGGTGAAACAGTGGGATGCCAGCTTGGACAGCAGAACACGAGATTCACACAGACGGGTTGACGGTGAAATCAGGGAGAATGATGAGAAGTTCAGCAATGGCCTGATGTATGCTGGTGATCCTAATGGCGGTGCTGCTGAAGTCATCAACTGCCGCTGTGTTACGCTGACACGGGCAAGATGGGCATTGGATGAAGAAGAACTGGAAACGCTGAAAGAACGGGCAGAATACTTTGGTCTTGATAAGACGGAGAACTTTGAGGATTACAAGAAAAAATACCTTAAAGCTGCAAAAGAAACGGTTGAAAATTCTGAAAAAAGTAGTACAATGGGCATAGGTCTACAGTTCTTTGCAAATAGGAGTATTCCGAAGCAAAAGGACGGACAGCTTATGAAGTCTATAAAATCTTGGCAAGCTAACATTGAGCAGCACAAGAAAAAGTTGGCGAATCCAGCAGAATTTGATGTTGATTGGGATTCCAAATCTGCCGAACAGAAAGCTGGCCTTATTAAGCATTGGCAAAAAGAAATCCGCAACTTTGAATCTAATGTGAGGGCAGCGGAAGATGAACTGAAAAAGAGGGGGCATAATGATGACTGATAAAGATAAGGTCATTGAATATGAACTTCAAATTGAAGATATGCTAAAAGCCATTCAGGAGAATTTGGACGAATTGAAGCAGCAGAAAGATTTGTCTAAATTCGAACAGGGACGGCAGTTGGCATATGAAGAAATGCTTGACATTATCAAAACACGGCATTCAATGATTTTGGATGTTCTGAAATAAAAAGCACTGTGCAAAAAATGCATGGTGCTTTTTTCATGCCCAAAATTCAATAAATAGTGGTTGTTGCAAAAAATGCAACAGCCACTTTTTTAATTAAAAAGAAAGGTGGAAAAACGCAATGAGCAACAAAGTATACGATGTTTTGAAGTGGGTGGTCATGATCGTGCTTCCTGCAATCAGCACACTGTATGTGGCACTTGCTGGCATTTGGGTTTGGCCTTACGCAGACGAGGTGGCTGGAACTATTGCTGCAATTACTGCCTTTATGGGTGCTGTATTGATGTTCAGCACAGCGCAGTACAACAAGAAGGTGAGCGAGGATGCCTAAAGTCATTGATGTTGCCCTTGCTGAAGTTGGCTATCTTGAAAAAGAAACCAATGCACAGCTTGACAGCAAAACTGGCAACGCTGGGGATGAAAACTACACAAAATATGCCCGTGACCTTCATGAGATCACGGGCTTTTACAATGGAAACAAGAATGGTTTTGCATGGTGTGATGTATTCGTTGACTGGTGCTTTGTGACGGCTTACGGTGTGGAACTGGCAAAGAAACTGCTGAATCATGGTCAGCTTGGGGCTGGTGTGAATTATTCTGCACAGTATTACAAGGCTGCTGGCAGATGGTACACATCCCCACAGGTGGGAGATCAGATTTTCTTCAAAAGCGGTAGTTCCCAATGGGCGCATACTGGCCTTGTGGTGGAAGTGACTAATAACAAGGTCATCACTGTTGAAGGCAATACAAGCGGTGCAAGCGGCGTGATTTCAAACGGCGGCGGTGTATGCAAAAAAAGCTATGCGCTTAACTACGCAAACATTGTTGGCTATGGCCGTCCTGACTACGGTTTGACAAGTGAGAAGAAAGAAGCAACCGTGGCGAAGCCTAAAGTGTATCTTTCCCCTGCATATCACTGGTTCAATAACTGTGCCATTGAGGGCTGTGATGAAACCACACACAACAACCTGTATCTGGACGAATTAGAGCCGTTTCTGACGGCTTGTGACATCGACTGGAAGCGAGGGACAAGGCGTGTTCCCAAGTCGGATGAAGATGGCGAAGAACTGATGTACAAGGCGATTGCAGAATCCAATGAGTGGAAGGCTGATGTGCATTATGTCAGCCACACAAACGCTTCTGTCAGTTCCGCTGCCGATGTCGGCAAGGGTAAGGCACGGGGCTATCGTCCCATCATTTACAAGGGGAGCGTTGAGGGTAAGAAGATTGCGGAATGCATCATTGCAGAGCGCAAGAAAATCTATGACCAGCCTATCACGCTGAATGAGCGCACAGACCTTAAAGAACTGCGGCTTACCAACGCTCCAAGCTACTATGAGGAACATGTATTTCATGACAATCTGGAAGATGCAACATGGTTTCACAACAATCTGAAGAACATTGCACGGGCAACTTGCAAGGGCTTTTGCAAATACTTTGGCATTCCCTTTGTTGAGCCTAAAGCAGAAAAGGTTGAAAGTGGCATGCTGTATCGTGTTCAGGTTGGCGCATTCAGTGTCAAGGCCAATGCAGATGCGTATCTGAAGAAGGTGCAAGCTGCTGGTTTCCCTGATGCATATATCAAAGCAGAAAAGCGTTGAACAGACTGACCGTTTGAATTGTTCGGAGATTCCGAACAGTTCATCATGGTCAGTTTTTTCATATCCAAATTCATCAGGGATGATGTTAAACATCTATTTCTAACATGATGCAACCATGTAAAAAGCGTATAGAAAGGAAGGCTATAAAACTATGACTATCGCAGAAATTCTGAAGGCAAAGGGTGTCAGTGAGGACGTTATCACTGCTGTACTGGATGACATGAAGACCAACAAAATCTTCACGGCATCCGAGGAAAACATGGACATCCGATATTCCAAACTGAAGGCTGACCACGATGGCAAACTTGCGGAGCTATCCGAAGCAAACAATCTGATTGCTGAATTGAAAAAGTCCAACAAGGGCAATGAAGCATTGCAGCAGCAGATTTCTAATTATGAAGGTCAGGTGGCACAGCTTCAGGCAGAGTTGGAGCAGACCAAACTTGATGCAGCAATCAAGGTGGAACTGCTGTCCAGTAAGGCACTGGATGTTGATTATCTGACATTCAAGCTGAAGGAAAAGGGCGAATTGTCCCTTGATGAAAACGGCAAAATCAAGGGTTGGGATGATAAACTTGCGGGACTGAAAACGCAGTTCCCCACGCAGTTTGAGAACACTGGCAACAAGAATATCATCGAGAACAAACTGCCGAACACAAACGAAGGTGACAAGGCTGTTACCAAAGAAGAATTTAACAAAATGGGCTACGCTTCCAGAGTGGAGTTCAAGATGAACAATCCTGAAGCGTATAGCCAACTTACGAAAGGATGATTGAATTATGGCAGAACTGACTAACATTACTACTCTCGTTAATGGCGATGTGTTTGATCCTCAGGTGGTCAGCGACATGATTAACGCAAAGGTGGATAAGAAGGCTGTGATGGCTGGCTATATCCATGTTGACCACACGCTTCAGGGCGTTGCTGGTTCTACTGCGACCATTCCCCGTTGGGGCTACATTGGTGAAGCTGATGATCTGGAAGAGGGTCAGCCTATTGACACCACTAAGATGGCATTCACCACTGCACAGTACGGCATTAAGAAAATCGGTAAGGGCGTTATGCTGACCGATGAAGCACAGCTTTGTGGCTATGGCAATCCTATTGGTACTGCCACTAATCAGATTGCTATGTCCATCTCCGAGAAGCTGGACAATGACCGTGTGGCTGTTCTGTATGATAGCCAGAATGTTGTGGATGCTTCCACTGCCGCCATTAAGTACACCGCCATTGTGGATGGCGTTGATGCTTTTGGTGAGGAGGAGGAGAGCCGCAAGGTCATTCTGATTCACAGCAAGCAGAAGACACAGTTGCGTAAGGATGCTGATTTCATTGCCGCTGACAAGATTGGTGCTGAACTGCTGACCAATGGTGCGATTGGCCGCATTGCTGGTGTTGATGTTGTTGTGTCCAACAAGGTCAAGCTGGAAGAGGGTGTCTACTACAATCCCATCATTAAGCTGAACAATGATGCCGAGACTGAAGATGACCTTCCCGCTGTCACCTACTTCCTGAAGCGTGGCAATCTGGTGGAGCATAAGCGTGAGGAAGGCGTTGGCGATAAGATCGTCTGCACTGCCTTTGGTATGCCCGCACTGACCAACGAAGCTAAGGTTATTATCCTGAAGACTAAGGCTTGATAGGGGGTATTCCTGATGCTGATGACTGTCACGGAATTGCGGCAGTATGTCAACACAGATGAAACAGATCAGGTGCTTGAAGCAATGCTTCAGGCACTTGAACTGTCCATCAGAGCATACACCAACAATAATTTTCAAGTGCGGCCTTTCCGTGCTGTTGCTGTGGCAATGAACGGCAACACACTGATGGTCAACACAGCCATTCCCTTCAAGGCTGGTGACACCTTGCAAATCACGGAATCTGACCTTCAGGACAATGCCCTTGTCACTGTGGAAGCTGTTGACGGTGACACCATCACTGTGAAAGAAGACCTTTATGATGAATCCGCTGTGGTCATCACAAAGGTTGTCTATCCTGCTGATGTGAAAATGGGCGTGGTCAATATGGTGAAGTGGGAACTGGACAACAGGGACAAAGTTGGCGTGGCATCTGAAACGATTTCACGCCATTCTGTGACTTACTTTGACATGTCGGAGGGTAATTCCACTATGGGTTATCCGAAGGCCGTGTTGGGCTTCCTACGGCCTTATATGAAGGCTAGATTCGGAAGGGGAATCAGAGTATGAAAGGAATTGGCGGCAACATCACAGCGGCAATTCAAGTCAAGACCATCACCAAGAATGAAATTGGTGAACAG